CCTTTAGGTCGTCAAAGTTTTCGCCAGAGGTTCCCACTCGTGTTGCGTCAATGTTTATTCCACCAACTCCCCACGCCAGAACGTTCCGAGCGACCGTTCCCTCTAAAGGCTTACGGGCAACAATGATTGGTTCGTGTGAGGGTTTGAGTGCTGTTCCCCAGCCCATCCACTTCTTAGCCTCGTCGGTGGTCGGTTCCAAATCAAGCGAGCCGTGCGACTGATAATCGGTTGGGCGATTACCTTGTTCGGCGTTGGCGGTAATCATATTGTTTGTTCCGCCCTGCACCTCACGGATTTCACCATTGAGTTTGTGAAAGTCGTTCCACGACGCAGACCCGTTCAGCAGAGTTCCCTCAATGCCTTTGGCGACGTTATACGATTTCGGAAATCCTGAACCATAAGTCCAATGAATACTGTCTCGCACCTCAAATCCAGCATCCTCAATCGCTACCGCAATACGGTGGTATGTCCTAGTGCCACCAAAAGCGAGCAAATGCCCACCCGGTTTCAGCACACGCAGACACTCTTGCCAAACGGCGACGTTATAAGCGATACCAGAGGCATCCCAAGATTTCCCCATAAAGCCCAACTCATACGGGGGGTCTGTGACGACGCTATCGACACTGTTGTCGGGCAACGTCTTTAGGGTTTCAAGGCAATCACCTTGTAAAAGCATTAGAACAACCTATTCTGCGTGTTTTCGTCACGCTGTTTTTTAGCCCACTCAACTCGTGCTTCAATGATTTCCCAGTAGTCGGGAGTGATTTCACTACCCACCCATTCGCAATTTTCCAAAATGGCGGCTACAGCCGTTGTGCCAGAACCGAGAAACGGGTCTAGCACTACACCGTTTGGAGGCGTTACAAGGCGGATTAGGTGGCGCATAAGCGACGTGGGCTTGACGGTGGGATGGAAGTTGCTCTGCTTGGCAACACCCTTTTCAGCAAAGGTTCCCATACCCGTTTCTGTGCGTTCATCGGGTCGCTGTTCGGGCATACCGTCAAGTCCGGCGTTTCGGTCAGCCTTACTTGCCTTCGCTTGATAGATAATTGGAGGAAAGTCCATGTCATCGCCGTATTCGGTTTGGGTAAAGAAACGGGAGGCTGAACCGCCGTCGGCGTGATGTGTGGAAAGACGGTCATGGTGTTTTTCTGCCCCGTACAAACCCACGCTTTTGCTTTGCTGAACATAGGGACTGGGCGACTTGCTCTCTGGGAAAAGGTTGGCTGGGCAGCCTTCGGCGCAGTTCCAAATGGTGCTTTCTACGCTTGATTCTGTCTTTTCGTAGTCGGGGTTTTTCACCTGACCAAAACCCGACCACTCCTCAATTTTGTTTATGGCTACGGTTTCGCTCTTTGTGCCTACCTGTCGGCAGAGGGGCGAGTGGGTGATAATTGTGTTGGCAGGCCAGCGACCGACAACTTCGCTTTCACCTAATTTGGCTATCGGTGCGCCATTGCCGAAATTATTGCCGTGTTGGTTGCTGAAATCGTTGATGTTGTTCTTGCGAACTTCGTTTCCAACCCGTGTGCCGTCAATGTTCAGCGCACCCGTTCCCCATTTCACTACGTTCTTGGCGACGGTCTTTTCGCTTAGGGGCTTGCGAGCGACGACAATGGGTTCGTGGCTGGGCTTTAGGGCTGTTCCCCAGCCTTGCCAGCGTTGGGCTTCGGGGGTGGCAGGGGCGGTGATGTTTGCTGTTGCCGAGCCACCCATACTGTCCGAGAAGCCAACGGGGGAGTTTGCCGTTTCTGACGGGCGTCTAGCAGCGTATCGGTTTTGACCCACCACTTCACGCTCGGCTCCGGCCGCCTTGTCTATCGCCTTGCTCACGTCCAGCGATTTCGGGAAGCCGGAGCCGTATGTCCAGTGGATACTGTCTCTAATCTCAAATCCAGCGTCCTCAATGGCAACTGCTATGCGGTGATACGTTCGTGTTCCGCCAAAGGCAAGTAAGTGACCGCCCGGTTTCAGCACCCGTAGGCATTCCAACCAGACCTCTACGTTGTAAGCAATGCCCGTGCTATCCCACGACTTCCCCATAAATCCAAGTTCGTATGGGGGGTCGGTCACAATGCTGTCGACCGAGTTGTCGGGCAGGGATTTCAGCGTGACGAGACAGTCGCCTTTGAGCAACATTAGAACAACGCCTCTTGCGTGGTCGTAGGCGTTTCCACCTGCGTTTGCGCCCATTCGGTGCGCCCCTCAATGATGCCCCAATAGTCCTCTGTGAGTTCGCAACCGACCCATTGGCAGTTTTCCAGCACCGCAGCAACGGCTGTCGTTCCGCTTCCCAAGAACGGGTCAAGAACCAGACCGCCTTGTGGTGTTACCAGACGAACCAAATGACGCATAAGGCTTACGGGCTTTACTGTCGGGTGAAAGTTCTTTGCTGGGGCTTTGATGGAGCCGAACTTGTCGCCTGCCTCAGTTAGACCACCGCCACCAACGGTTTGCTTGGTTTCCAAATCACCTAGTCCAGCGTTGCGCTCACGGGTAGAGGCTTTGGCTTGGTAGATAAACGGGGGAAAGTCAATGTCGTCGTAGCCCGTGTTGGTGAAATAGCGTGACGCACCGCCACTGTCGCCCATTGTGCGTGCTTGATTTGGCTTGTCTTTGTGAGTTCCGCCTGCGCCGAACGCCCCGATTTCACTACGCCCACGAACCGCAGGGAACACGCCACCGGGTCGGATACCGCTTTGCTCGTCTAGGTCAAGAACAGGACAGCCCTCAACGCACTCCCACACGTCGCTTTGGATTTCCGTCGGCGTGGTAATGGCACGGTTGGTTCCCCAGCCGTCGGCTTGCTTCTCCGTAGTGAAATCTGTGTTGGTCGCCATTTGTTTGGTGCGGGTTCCAATTTGGACACACTCAGGCGAGTGGGTCAAGATGGTGTTCGCAGGCCAACGACCGACAACTTCGCTTTCACCTAACTTGGCAATAGGTTCGCCGTTTCCCCATTGGTTGCCGTGTTGGTTGCTGAAATCGTTGATGTTGTTCTTGCGAACTTCGTTTCCAACCCGTGTGCCGTCGATGTTCAGTGCGCCCGTGCCGTAGGTCAGAACATTGTTCGCCACCGTTCCAATAACAGGCTTTCTAGCAACAACTACAGGCTCGTGCGACGGTTTTAGGGCAGTTCCCCAGCCTTGCCACTTCTTTGCTTCGTCAGTGGCAGGGGCGGTGATGTCCCATGTTTGGTATTCAGTTTCACCACCGACTGAAGGCAGCGCCGATTTGCCAGTGGTGCTTCGAGCCTTAGTATCGCTTCCCACCACTTCACGGTTCTTGTAGGCAAACCACTCGATGCCCGTGCGCTCTGCCACTAGTCGCTCGATTTCCTCTGGAACTTCGGGGAGCAATGGGCGAAGTAAGTCAAACAGGTCTGCGGTGGCTATTTGCGGTTGGTCGTAGCGAAGATAATGACTACCGACATCAGATTTACCTATTGCCTCATTTATTTGATTGGCATTTAGTCCGGTTGAGCGCATCCATTCCACGAAACGGTGTTGACGCTGGCGGTTCTCGCCCATGCCCTTGTCTATCGCCTTGCTGATGTTCATAGATTTCGGAAAGCCTGAACCGTATGTCCAATGGATGGAATCACGGATTTCAAACCCTGCATCCTCAATGGCGACGGCGATACGGTGATAGGTGCGAGTGCCACCGAACGCCAAAAGGTGTCCGCCGGGTTTCAGCACACGGAAGCATTGTTTCCAAACTTCCACGTTGTAGGCGATACCGCTGGCATCCCAGCCTTTGTTCATAAAGTTTAATTCGTATGGTGGGTCGGTGACGACCGAATCAACTGAGTTGTCTGGTATCAGCAACAGTTGTTCTAGGCAGTTCCCTTTGAGTAAGCCAGTAGTCATGTTTCCACCTTACAAAAAATCTAAGGGGCAATAGTAGACACCGGAATACTTATTCACACCCGTCGCTAGACCACGGGCTGAAACCGTCACGCTTGTAATACCAAATAGCGACCTCAGCCTGCTGTTCTGGCGTTGCGTAAATGGCACTAGAAACAGGAATACCAAGAGCGTTTGCGCCGTATTTCCAAATGTAGGGCAAGAACTGGTAAAGACCCTCTGCGCCCGACGATACGTTCACAGACGTGGGGTGATTACGGCTCTCGGCGTATCGGATACAGGCAAAGGTGTATTGAGCCGACTTTGGCA